GTGCAGACACGATTGTTGCATTTGTTGCTACGACTGAAACGCTTGTTCCAACATCAACTGTTGCAATAAACTTTAGTGCGTCAGCAGCATCAACTGAGTTATCTGCAGGGACTGGCAATGATGCAGGCGTTGCGATTGCTGAGTTTGTAGTGTTTGCTACAGTGTCAAGCGATACAGCGACTGTCATTACAGCAGCGTTTGCAGGCGTTGCTACTATTGTGCCCAGAGTCATGGCTGCAACCATGGCTAGAGCGATTTTCTTGAATGAATTCATTCGGTATTTCTCCTTATTTATAGTGTTTTTAGTCCATCCAAATAATCTTCGATGTCTTTTATTTGGCTAGGTTTATATTGTATCACATTGCGACTCTCCAAGTCAAATTGCTCTTCTGGAGTCTTTGGTCTGTCTTTAAAGGTATGAACCTCTACTTCAGTGTCTATATTTTTTGAGGTATGTGATATTGCCCCAAATATTGCTCCACACACAGCATCAGCCAAGTCCTTTGACTTTTTGCGGGGGTGGTCAACTCTATCATTTTTCATAATCTTTAACTGTGTTAGTTCATCAAATAATAAATCAATTGCAGGCATAGCAAGTCTTTCCTCATACACAAGCATAGCCATATCCTCGTAGTGCTTCTTAGCAACAGAAACAGTATCAGTTTTCATTCCTACTTGCTTGAGTTCATTCTGAATATCAAATGATTGCCAACGGTCAAATGAAACCATGCCAATATCAAACCCTATTCTTCTAAGGTTCTGAATCCATTGCTTAACTTCTGAAAGATTAACTGGGCCTTCTATTTTTGGTTCCCACCATGCTACTGCATCTACTACTACAATAGGTGCTACTTGTTCGTAGTTATTAATTACTTGTATGCTTACCCATTTTTCTACATGTGCAATAGCAACAGCACACTTATCGTGCTTCTGGGCAAGGTCGGCGTGTACATAATATTTCTTAGTTGGATCTGGCTTGAATGCTTCGTCAAACCTTCTAAAGTTATCCACAGGGTTTCTAAGTGTCATACAGGCTCTAACCTTTTCGTGCTGTTTAAAGAATGCATCAGAGGCAAAGGTTGGGACACATGCAAAACGCATCATGGCATCTCCAAGGTCAGTCATAAAAGCAATCTTAAAATCATCAATCTGTCTTGTTGGATTTACTTCCCATGTAGGTCTTTTTAGTGCAAAGACTCCAGGGTATTTGTATGAGATGATGTGATCTTCATCCCAGGAAATTTCAAACTTATTGTTTGGGTCTGTATCAGGTAGCAGTGGATTAATAATAAACTCGTGGGTTCTTTCAACTACTTCTTTCTCTGCAACAACTGCATCATACTTTTCTGAGATATAATCTCCTGGGTATCTGGGGAATGAAAGCAAAACAACCTTACCAAGGTCTGGAAAGCGAGAGTCAACTGATCCACGGAAAGCCTTATAGATGTTCTCAGCAGTCTTTCCTTGTTCATTACCTGTTCCAACTTCAGATGCAAATCCAGAAATCTCATCAAGCACTGCAAGAAGAAGGTTTAACCCCTCATGGGATTCTCTTTCTGAGTGGCCAGAGTAAACAGTTATAGACTTGTCAAACTCAACTGAGTCTGCTTTTGCATAATATTTTCCAGCAAACCAGGGGGATTTTTCAATCTTTGATTTAAAACCTTTAAAGAAAACATTCTTAGCCTGTTGTGCGTTAATAGCAACGTTAATTAAATCAATAGCATCTCCTGCTGGCTTACCAAAGTACTTTGCTGGGTCTTTTAAACATAATAGTTTATATACTATATATGCACACGATACTGTAGATACAAAGTCTTTCCCAGATCCCTTGCCAAGTTGCAGGATAATCTCATTCTTAGTATATTTATCAAAGTATCTTGTGCCTTCTTCTTCTCCCATGATATCAATGAGATCTTCTTTGCGATATATCTGACTCATTGCTTCTACAATGTCGTATTGAATATCAGAGAGTGCAGGCTGACCTAAGTATTTTTCGCCCTCAACAAATGTTTTTGCGTTTACAGGTGTCTCTTGAAAATGATTATCCTTAAGTACTTCAAGAAAATCATTGAATGTCGTGGACAACTGTAATCACCTCGTTGTCTTTTGCAAATGAAGATAGCCTACGCATAATCTCATCACGAACATGTGGATACTCAGATGCAATATCTTTTAATATTAAAACAAGAACCTCTTGGCGTCGCTCAATCTCCATCATTTCTTCTGCAAGTTCTTTGTTCTCAAGGAGGCCAGCCTTTTGTAGCATATCAATACGCTTAGACTCAATATCCATGACAAGTTTAATTGCAGCAGTCTTTGCGCTAAGATTATTAACCATAGAGGCCTCGTCAATAACTTCATATGTACGAGAGACTAATTTACTGTAATGTGCATCGGCTGCAGCAAGTGCTTCTTTAGCACGAGCACGGATAGCATCATTAGCAGATGCCATAACTTTCCACTCATTGATAAGGGTTACGACTCTTTGTCTTGGTATTGCAAGTTGCTTAGAAATTACAGTTGGGTCATTACCCTTTAAGTATTCTTCTACTACCTGATTTACTTGATCAAGGTGCTTAATTAAATCATCTTCAGTTGACACCGTTTAACTCCCTTGCTATTTTTAATAATATTAAATAGCCGACAAGGTCGTCTATATCATTATCACCATAGAACTCTGTGCCTCTTGATATACGAGATAACTTATCATCAATTCTAATTTTTATTTGTTCTGTGTTATCTGCTTTTGAAAATATCCTAATTGGATCAATTGCAGAATCTCCATATGATTTATTTTTTGCAATCAGCATTTCTTTAATCTCATCGCAAACCTGACCAATTGTAAACTGTGTCTCAAAACTCATCTTCGTCCTCATCGCTTAGGTCCCAGTCAAAACTTTTTGGAAAGTTTTTAAGGGCAACAATCGTGTATGTTAAACCAGCAGCAGCAAACAATGATGCTAACACAAAAAACATCTTAAGTTTTTTCATCGTCTTGATCTCCTCAATCCAAATTTAGCAAGGTATACATAGATAGTTTCCAATGAGCACCCACACTCCTTTGCAATTTCCTCTGGTGTCTTTTTATCCATAAGGTATCTTTTACGCATAAAGGTTTCACTTGTATATAGTTTAGCAGCCATCGTGTTATTTGTCAACTCCAATTGCTTTCCCCCAGTTTTTTATAGCCCAATGTCCAATGCCACAAGCGTCTGCAACATCGTTATCAGTAATAGTTCTATCATAGATTGTGTTAATAAATTTAATTGTTCTTTCTTTGCGAAGGTTTCTTTCATAGGTCTTGTACCAAGAAACAGATTTCCCAGGGTGCTGTGCACGAATAAAAAGTTGCTCGTCCTTTGATATCTTCTTGTTTCCTATGTAGTTTTGCCAAGTAATAGGTGAAACAGTCCCTATCACTTTAGTTCCAGTCTGACCAGCAGCACCGAGAATTGCGCCTTGAACCAAGGCAAGGTCTGCAGCAGTCTTTGGGCTATTCATAAATACTGTGTGCTCAATAATGATTGCTTCAAACCCACCATATATATCAAAAAATCCTCTTACTTTTTTGCCTGCATCCATAACCTTTTCATAGGTGTTGTTTCCTTCAAAGTTAATCTTGCCTACAGTTACAAGATCGTCACCAGCAAACAAAGAAAATGCAAGGCTGTTAGTACTAGCGTCAATAGCACAAATTGTATGTGGCTTAACTTCTAGCCCCCACTTATTTTTTACCATTTGTTTTCCCCTTTATTTCTTTAATTGCCTTAGTAACTGCATCAGGATTTACACTGCAAGATGAACAAACTGAATCATCATTGTATATAGAAAGAGGAGTTGAACAAGACTTACAAAGCCTTGTCTTCCCCTTTCTTTTTTTTCTTTTAGATTGCACATATCTTGCTGCAATCTTTTCTTTTGTTGCGATGTCTCTGCAATGTGGGGAACAATATATTTGATATGATACTGTTGGCTCAAAGTTGTTGTCGCAGCATTTACAATTGTTCACCGAGAATCTCCAAGGGTGCTATTTTTAACA